AGTAGAGAATACTCTACGCATACCTTTAGAAGTTGACATAGAGTTATGTGAGCCATCATGGGCAGTTAAAAAGGATTATGCTAAGATGTCTGAACCTGAACCCGTAGTAGAGATACAAGAACAAGAATTAGTACATAGTATAGATTGGAGCTAACATGGATGTTAAATTAAAGAAAGGCGAAACATTTGAAAAGATGTTAAGACGCTTTAGTAAGAAAGTACAAAAAGATGAGTTGATAGATACTTATAGGAAGAAGCAAGTCTTTGAACCTAAAAGTGTAAAACGACAACAACAAAAAGCAAACAAATTAAGAAAAAGTAGGGAATCATGAATCTACACGATAAATTAACTGAATACTTAGAGCCGAGTGAAGAATCGGTTATGTTATATGATGAGTATGAAGATGCTTTTATTGGACTAGGATATAAACAATTTAGAGGTCCAGTAGCAGTTTATGATGCATCAAAGTGCATAGACATACTAACAGAACAATTTAAAGAAGATCCTGATTACGATGGAGATGAAATGGATGCTTTAGAAATGGCAGTGGAGTATTTTGATTACAATACAATGGGTGCGTGGTATGGAGAAGATACACCAGTCTTTGTAACAGCTACTTTAGAAGAAATAGAAAATAACGTAGGAGAATAATATGACAGCAGGATGGAAAAACCCAAAAGCTCCTTATGATTTTACACAAGGAGAATGGGAAGATTACAAGAAGAAATACCCAAATTTATCTTGGGGAGAATATAAACAAATGAAACAATGGAACGTGGAGGAAAGAATGGCACAACCACAAGTAAATCAGAACCCTAATAATAGAGCTTATCCAGCTAATAAAAAATATAGTTTCGCAGAATCTTATGCAAAGCAATTAGAAAATATTGATCCAGAATACTATAATTTTGAAATAGAACCATGGGACTTTATACATGCAAATAAACTTGACTTTGCACAGGGAAATGTGATAAAATATATATGTAGGTATAAAAATAAGAATGGTATTGAAGACCTCAAGAAAGCAAAACAATACATAGAAATGTTAATTGATAAGGAGGCAAATGGCAAGGCGTAATTGGAGAAAATGCTACGACTGTGGCGTAAAGATAAATGTAAAGAAACAAGCAAAGTCTGGACATGATTATGATTGTACAGCTTGCTACTTAAAAGAGCGAAGGAGAGCTAGAAGAGATGGCTAAAATAGGCGTAAAATTAGGATTCACTTATAGAGTAGGAGACCTAAACAACAATCAATATGGAAGAATAGATCTAGATATACATGACATAGACACTGATCTTCCTTTAGATGAACAACTCACTAAATCAAAAGAATATGCTGATAAGATATTTGAATCTGTAAAAGATCAAGTAGATACAAACTTAGATAAGATTTTGGAGGAAACTAATGAGTGAGATAACTAGAGCACAAGTTTTAGAAGATGTTCTAAAAGAACGAGAAAGACAGGACTCCATGTATGGCGACCAGACTAAACATTCAGATATGTATTGGAATGTGATTGCCACAGAAGAAAATGGAGAGGTAGCTAGAGCAATATGGGAAGAAGATGATGGACACATGTATGAAGAAATTATACAAGCATGTTCTGTTTACTTTGCATGGGCAGAAGCTATAAGAACTAGAGGTGATAAATGAAAGATACAGCAGAAAAAGCAATAGAAGATTTGCTAAAAGATAAAAATCTTAACTTAACTATGGGCGACAGTAATGTATTTGACTATGGTAGAATACCTTTTGGTATACCAGCATTAGATACTTTAACAGGTGGTGGCATACCAAAGAAAAGAATGACCTTAATATATGGTCCGACTAACGTAGGTAAGTCATACTTATCATCTCAGATAGTTGCACAAGTACAGAAACAAGGTGGTAGAGCAGCTTGGATAGATACAGAACTATCATGGGATGCTGATTGGATGAGTAAATGTGGTATAGATGCAAGTAAAGTAGTAGTAGGACAACCATCAAGTGGTGAACAAGCTATGGATTCTATAAAAGCATTAGCTACATCAGGTGAATTTGATGTAATTGTATTAGATAGTATAGCAGGTTTAGTCCCTGCTCAGAATATGGATGAAGACTTTTCGTTTAGTCCTATGGCATGGCAAGCAAGATTTGTTAACTCATCATTACCAAGACTATTACCTAGTCTCCACAATGGCACAGCTTTAGTATGTATCAATCAAGTAAGAGCTAGTATGGGACCTGTTGCATTAGAAAACATGCCGGGTGGTAAAGCTCAAACTTACTTCGCTCATTTCTTACTAGAAGTTAGAAGAAACGGGTGGATTGAAGAATCTGGTGAGAAAGTTGGCTTTGATATGCAAGTAAGACTAAGAAAGACTAAAGTAGGTGGACAAAACTGGAAGTCTGCTGCAGTTCCTTTCAGAGTTGATGGTGGTATAGATATACTAGAAAGCTACATAAGAGAAGCTATTGAACAAGGATTCATCAAAAAGGCAGGAGCATGGTATACATATGAAGATGTCAAAGCTCAAGGTATGAATGGTCTTAAACAGATCTTTATAGATACACCTGAGTTAGAGGAGCAACTTATAAATGACATTTCCTAGAGATTATACTGAACAAGAAATGAAGGTAGCAGAAGTTCTAGATACAACAGGACTTAGATATGAAACTCAAGCTCCATTTGGTAAATATACTGTAGACTTCTATATAGCAGAAATAGATACAGTTGTTGAAGCAGATGGAGTCATGGGGCATTTAAGAAAAAAAGATAGGCAAAGAGACGCTGATTTAAAAGAAATGGGCGTAGAACATATTATTCATATTAGGTCAACTACTAAAAGTAATATTAAGGAGGAAGTATGGCAGGCATTAAACAGCTTGGAAAAAAAGCAAACGTAAGAGGTGTACAAGATAGATGGTTATTAAAAGCTATAGATCAACATCTTACTAAAAAGCAAAACCCTCCAAGAAAAGGTGTATTCTTTCCATCATCAGTTTCTAATCCTTGTGATAGATTTGTATTCATGGCATATAATGGACTACTAGAATCTTCTACAATAGATGGCACTTTGGCTAGAATATTTGATAATGGTGGATTTCTAGAAGAACGAATAAATAAATACTTTACAAGCATGGGTATATTAGAAGGTAGAGAGATATCTTTGAAAAGCACTATGCCACCAATATCAGGTCGTATGGACTTTTTAATTAGACATGAAAAATATGGGCAAGTGCCTGTAGAATTAAAATCTATAAATGCTAGAGGGTTTGAGAATTTAAAAGAAGCGAAGCCTGAACATATTCTACAATTACATACTTACATGAACTTATGGAATGATGCTCACAAATCAACACCTGTAACACATGGAATTGTATTGTATGAAAATAAGAATGATCAAAAATTAAAAGCATTTTTACAAGAACTTAGTCCCAAAATTTGGGATGACATATTAACTAGACTACTTAATATTATGGGGATGACAACCATACCTGAGAAATGTACAGGAGATAAGTGGTGTAAATGTAAGGAGGTTTAATGGAAGACGAGAAATGGACTCCAATAAAAGCTCTAGGAAGAGCTAGAAAATCGATTGGTGAATTAGCTATTAATGA